TATCTATGTTCCCAGACAATACGTAAATCTAGACAGACTGTTCGGCGAAGATCTTGCTACAAATTTTACAAACTCTTACACTATTGAAGCCTACGTAGACACCTACAAAGGCTTCAATGGCACTGATATAGTCAATCAGTTTGGCATTGAGGTTAAAGATAAACTAGAAATTACAATGGCAAAGCGACGGTTTGAGGAGGAAGTGACGGCCAACGTTGCTTCTATAACCAGACCGCGCGAAGGCGATTTAATTTACTTTCCCCTGTCGGGAAGTTTATTTGAAATCAATTTCGTAGAGCACGAAAACCCATTTTATGCATTAGGTAAGCGTTATAGCTATTTCCTAACATGTGAGATGTTCAGTTACAGCATGGAAAAAATGAGCACAGGCAACACCGCCATAGATCAAATTTATACCAACTCTTCGCGCACATTCTACGACTTTGCTCTTACCAACCTTACTGGCGGCGGTACTTTCTATCCCGGCCAGTATGTTATACAAAGCGGAGGCAGTGGAGGGATGGGTCAAATCTGGACTTGGGGTGCAAGTGCATCCATTCTTACTGTGGATATTCTTGGCGGAACTTTCAGCACAGCATATTCAATATATGGAACCGGAGATACCGCCGGTAACTTTGCTGGAACAACAGCTACGATTCTTAGCATTGCAGCCAATGACAACAGATACATGGCGTTTGGTCCGTCCAAGACACTCAAGGGCAACAATGATGACATTGAACAAGAGCGTTTTGCCGACAATGTTGTTCCATTCGATCAGACCGATCCGTTCTCACAAGGAAACTACTAATGTTTACCACATATTATGGAGAATACACAAGAAAAGTAGTAGTTGGTTTTGGAACGTTGTTTAACAACATTTATGTAAACCACCCAGATGACGGTGTTGGTAAGAAGATTCGCGTTCCTTTGACGTATGCTCCAAAAGAAAAGTTTGTAAGAAGATTGTTAGAAGAGTCATCGATCAGTACCGACACAAAAGTCGGTATTAGACTGCCGCAATTGAGCTTCGCAATGAGTCAAATGGCAGTGGACCCATCACGGAGAAGAAATAAAGTCAATACTGACATTTATGATGTCTCTGGTTTCACAGGCAAGAAGATGATTGTAGAGACACCAATTAACTACAGTTTTAATCTTTTTATCTATACAAGACACATAACTGATACATTGCAGATTGCTGAGCAAATTATTCCATACTTTAATCCAGAATTTATTATTAAGATAAACTTTGGAGCCAATAGAGATGAAACGTCCATTCCACTAGTTATGTTGAACGGCATAAATATAAATGAACGCTACGATGGTGACTTCGGCGATAGAAGAATAAACATGTCCAGCATTGGGTTTATCGCCAAAGGTTATATGTTTGGTCCTGCTGGAACTGAAGAGTCGGTGAACCTTATTGAAGATTTTGATATAGATGTAGAAGCTTTATAAAATGGATGTAAATAAAAACCTCGCTACTTTTTTTAATATTGAAAACAATACAGAAAAAAGTCAAAACATAGAAGCTGTCGGCAACAGCGCAGCTAAAGAAGACTATGACGTTGCAAGAGAAAACTTGAAGCGTCTAATTGCAACTGGCTCACTGGGCTTAGAAGGTATCTTAAAGGTAGCTAGCGAGTCTGATAGCCCCAGAGCATACGAAGTATTAGCAACTACTCTGAAAACACTTGCAGATATCAATGTCAACTTAATGGATATTTCTGCAAAGCATGCACAAACCACCAAAGTTAGCGTAAACAATCAAACAAATAATTCTATCTTTGTGGGAACAACTAAAGATTTACAAGCTCTCTTGAAAAAAGAAAGCAAAATTATAGAAGGTGAAGTTGTCAATGGCAGAGAAAACCGGCTACCGAACAAATACCAATCTTAAAGCACCGGGTGTAAATCTTGCCTATACGCAAGAACAATTTGCTGATTATGTTAAATGTGCAAAAGATCCTTTGCACTTTGTAGAAAATCATGTAAAAATTGTCACACTCAATGAGGGTTTGGCTCCCTTTAAACCGTACGATTATCAACAAAATTTTATTCAGGCCATTCACGAAAATAGATTTGTCATTTCTAAGTTTCCTCGTCAGAGCGGAAAGTCTAGCTGTGTAATTGGATACATTGCACATTACATAACATTTCAACCAGACGTTAAGGTTGGCATCCTTGCAAATAAACAAAAGACGGCAACAGAACTGTTCAATCGTCTGCAAGTTGCCTATGAAAATTTACCACATTATTTGCAACAAGGCGTAATGGAGTGGAATAAAACCTCGTTGAAATTGGAAAATGGATCGTCTGTTATGTGTGCAGCAACGTCATCTTCTGCCATCCGTGGTGGTTCATTTAACTTTCTTTTGCTGGACGAGTTTGCATTCTTGCCTCAAAATATTGCAGAAGAGTTTTACGCATCGACCTATCCGACTATTTCATCTGGTACATCATCCAAGATTATCATAGTTTCTACTCCCCATGGATTAAACCACTATTATAACATTTGGGTCAACGCCAATCGTGAAGCTGGTCATCCATTAAAAAATAAATTTGTTCCAGTTGAGGTAAGCTGGCGAGAAGTTCCCCAATATCCAGGTGGTCCTCTAAGAGGCGAAGAGTTTAAAAAAGAAACTATCGCCAACACTAGCGCGGAACAGTTTAACCAAGAATTTGAGTGTTCGTTTATAGGATCATCTAATACTCTAATTTCTTCTTCAAAATTGAACATTTTGGCTCCAAACGACCCGATTCGGTCGCAGGAGGATGGTCTTAAAATTTTTGAAGAGCCGCATCCAGATGGAATATATTTCCTGTTGGCTGACGTTTCTAGGGGTCAGGGTGCAGACCATTCTGCGTTTATTGTGGTAGAAGGTAGCCAGTCTCCATATAAAATAGTTGCTTCTTACCAAAATAATACCATAAGCCCGTTTGTTTATCCTACTGTAATTAAAAATGCAGGTGAATTGTACAACAATGCATATGCAATGATCGAAACCAATGACATTGGTGGTCAAGTTGCCAGCATCCTGTACAATGATTTGGGTTATGAAAATATACTAATGACCCAGACTAAAGGTGTAAAGGGGCAAGTTTTGTCACAAGGTTTTGCTTCCGGCAGATCTGAAATGGGTATTCGCACTACCATGCAGACTAAAAAAATTGGATGTGCCGTCCTGAAACGTTTAGTAGAAGAAGACAAAATTTATTTAAACGATGAACGTATTATTCGGGAACTCATGTCATTTGTTTCAAAAGGAAATACGTTTAGGGCAGAGGATAAACAGACCGACGATTTGGTAATGTGTTTGGTATTTTTTTCTTGGCTGACTAGGCAAGAATATTTTGCAGATTTAATAGAAACAGCAAAAAATAAATATTCTAAAAACGAGGGACAGGCAGCTGAGGACGACAACGTTCTTTTTATGGCGGGAAATACTGAAAAAGCATCTGATGATGTAACACCAGATGGGTGGTCTGACGGACAGGTTGTTTGGTATCCCTCATAAAAAATCTTATAAATACTAGCGAGGAATATTATGGGATTACCAACAGGACCAGGATCACTATCTTCAGTACCAAACAGCCCCTTTACGGATTTTATTGACACTCAGGCTCGTAATTTTGAGTCAGAAACACCACCAAGTGATGTTACAAAGGCACTAGTGGCTGCTTTATCTGCTGGATACTGGCAAAGCGCATCAGCAACTCCAGGAAATCAATTCCCAGGATTAACTGCATGTGGTCTTTATGGTCTTTTAAAGATAGTACAGGAGTCAAATCTGCCAGAAGTTGCAATATATAATTTAACCAGTACTGACTTTTCAAATAGAGATTATGAGTTTGCTCAAGAAACACAGGCATTTATTTTTAAAAATCCACAGGGATTTATTGGTTATTTGAATGCCATACACAATAACATAAATGCTATTATTAGAAACTATTTGCCACAAACTCCCGACTCACTGGGTTACGGAAGAACCGACGCAGCATATGCGCAAGATAGTCAAGCAACGGCAAATAATACAAATAGAAACAGATTTTTATTTTTAAGAGATATATTTTTACCGGGATCCTATACTGGAAACACTGGCGGTGTTTTGCCAGAAGATGAGCTCACAGGTGAGGTTGATTTTAAAGGCGGCGGCATAACTGGAGCATTTGTTGTCTATGACAATACAAACAGTCAATATACTCTAAGTCGAACTGGAATTGAATTTTATACAGTTTTAAATTATCTTTCTTATGGCGGTATAGCATGCGTTGGTGGTGATTATGCTGTGTTGGATAATAATATGACTACTCCGCTCCAACCAGGTGCAGATGTCATTATGACGTTGGACATGGCTTCATACCTTGATGCTCAAGGAATTACTACTGGAAATAATAGAGCTGTGTATGGAGCTCTTCCATACTCATATGCAAGCGGAAACACATATAACTTCTGCCATGGATCAAGTGCAGATTTCTTAAACAACAGCTATGCAAACGTTGTTAGACGTAATAATATATTCAACGCTTTGTTGGATACCGGAAATGCTTTCCGTGAAAATTTTGTAATCATTCACTCAGGCCTCTCCGGTTCCGATTTTAGTTTAGCACAGAACAGTACAACTGGAACTTACAGCGATGTAAATCGCTATCCAGGTTTGGATGGAAGGTCTTCACTATATCAAAATATTGAAAACGTTGCAGGTCTAACTGCTTATGTTCTAAATGGAGCAGCACTTAACAAGACCTTCTGTATTATGGGTCTAAAAACTAAGACAATTGCTACAAATAATTTTGGTCAAAATGGTACACTGCAAATCACCATTCCACTGATCAGTGACGTAGCAGGTGCAATGCACAGAGCAAAGGTTGCTGGAAACGTCTACATCGCCGCCACCGGATCAAATTTGGCATCGGTTCTCAATGTAGATACTATTACTCCAGCGGCTCCTAGTTCTTCTTGGCAGTATAGCGATACATTGAAGCGCAAGCGCATCAACTATTACCAATCGGGAGTTGGAAGTGGCTATTATCTGGCTTCAGATTACGTAGGCGTCACTGGCGGATATACTGCAAACAACAGAGTCGGTGTTCCAAGTTTGATTCAACAAGTAAAAACCATTGCAGAAGATGCTATTGCACAGTACGTAGATGCCGCAATAAGCAACACTGCAACATGGGCAGCTGCACGTACCAGCGTAATAAATGCACTCAGTAATGCTGGTTCTAATCTATTGAATGCTCTTGATACTACTGGTACCAGATCTTTTGATTCACCCGGAATTGTAGTTTGCGATTCAACAAATAACACTACTACCAGTGGAACTTTGCGAGTTGACATTAAAATTTATCCAAAGCAAACCTTTACGTCAAATCCCGGAACTGCAGTCAATGGCTTCCTCGTAACTGTCACAGCACAGGAGTAATGAATGAGTCAAACCATTTCAGACTTTAAAAATGGGTTTAACGGCGGCACTAGAGCCAATCGGTTTTCAATTAAATTCAATTGGCCAGCTGCTGTTCAAGCAGGTGATGTAAATTTGACATATCACGCAGTTGCTGCAAAGCTTCCCGAAGGAGAACTTGGAAGCATTTCTATTCCTTATAGAGGTCGCGTGGCACACTTTGCAGGCGACAGAGATTACAAGCCGTGGACTGTTACTATAATAGATGATACTGGAAACAACGAGTCTTGGTCACTGTTTCACAAGTGGTCAAATCTTTTAAATAGCCATGCAACTAATAAATCATTAGATCCAACATTTGCTGCAAATGGTAGCAACCTATTACTAAAAACAATTGAGGTAAATCAACTATCTCATTCTTTAGGAAATAGTACTACTAATACAGCAGGACACGGTGTTCTTAGAAAAATTACTTTAAATCATGCTTGGCCGTCTGAAGTAGGTCAAATTGGATTTGATATGGGCGAAGGTGGAAGTTTAGTATCATTTACCGTAACTTTTAGCTACGATTACTACGACCTAACAACTATACAAACTTAAGAAATAATTTAATATGGATTTATCAGACTTCAAGGATCAATTTAATGGTGGTACCAGACCAAATAGATTTTTGGTAACAGGTGCAGTTGGTGAGTATGGTGGTGCTGCAACTCCACATACTTTCCACGTTCGTTCAACATTTCTGCCACCTGTAACAAACATTACGTTAACTTTAAATGCTTACGGTAGAAAAGTAAATATTCCAGGAGATAGAGAATATTCTCCATGGCAAATGACCATATATGATGATATCAAAAATGGATCAACAACTGAAGCCAATCCTACACATTTATGGGATTTATTTACCAAATGGCAAAATGAAATTAATAGCCACAACTCCAATCAACCAGATAGCGGTGGAGCTCCCGGTCCTGCTCCATTTTTGCAATATAAACAAAATTGGACAATTCAGCATTTAAATTTAAATGGTAATTCGACTCCACTAAAAACATTTGAACTGAGAGGGTGTTGGCCCAAAACCGTCAGCGATATCGATCTAAACATGACTCGTCGTAATTTTATGAATACTTTTTCAGTAATTATGCTTTACGATGAAATAAGAATTAATGATACGACTTTAGATACGACCGCTACCGGTCAAGACTTGCTGTCTTAATTGCATCTAAATATTGTGAAAGATCATCATGAACATCGAAGTATTTGGATTTGAATTTGGTAAAAAACGCTCTGCACAAGATGCAAGCGCATATGATGTTTTAAGTGGCCCAAAAAGATTAATTGCCAAAGAAGAATTTGATGGAACCGTCGCGGTTGAAGCTGGCGGTGTATTTGGCACTTACGTAGATTATTCGGCATCTTTAAAGGACGAAAATGCAAACATCGTCCAGTACCGGAACATGTCACTGTACCCGGAAGTTGATGCCGCAATAGATGAGATCGTAAACTCCTCCATAGTATGGGGTACAGATCGCAAGCCAGTAAAATTAGACTTGACTGATGTACCACTTTCTGACATGGTAAAACGCAAGATGCATCTCAGCTTTGAGCGCATTCTGAAGATGATGGATTTTAATTCAAAGGCATATGAAATCTATCGCCGATGGTATGTTGACAGCAAACTTTTTTACTATGTCATCATTGATGAAAAAAATCCAAAAGACGGAATTCAAGAACTAATTCCTCTTGATCCGTTAAAAATTAAAAAGATTCGAAATGTCCAAAAAGAACCAGCTAGCCTGAGTACTGGCATGGTAGCCCTGATTAAGAATATTGAAGAGTTTTATCTTTATTCGAATACAGATAAAGAATCTTTTTTGACTACTCCAAATCAAGGAATTAGAATTGCCAAGGATGCTATTGGATACGTCCACTCGGGCATCATTGACTTGAATAGCAAGCGTGTAATTGGGTATTTACACAAGGCAATCAGACCTATCAACATGTTGCGCCAGTTGGAAGACGCACTGATGGTTTACCGCGTTGCTCGCGCACCGGAAAGAAGAGTATTTTACGTAGACGTTGGTCAGCTTCCAAAGCAAAAAGCAGAGCAATATCTACGTGACATGATGTCTCGTTTCAGAAATAAAATTGTTTACAACCAAGGATCTGGTGAAATTAAAAATGATCTCAACCATTTATCGCTTCTTGAAGACTATTGGATTCCTCGCAGAGAAGGCTCCAGAGGCACCGAAATTTCAGTGCTGCCGGGGGGCCAAGCAATGTCCCAGATCGAAGACGTTGACTACTTCAAAAAGAAACTGTACTCAGCGCTAAACGTTCCTATCTCCAGACTTGATACCAATTCTGGTTTCAATATGGGTCGTACAACCGAAATCTCCAGAGAAGAGATTAAGTTTTACAAATTCATTGAACGGCTTCGTCACCAATTTGGTCAAATTTTCTTGCAACTGTTAAAAGTCGAATTGCTTTTGTCAGGAACAATGACCGAAGACGATTGGAACAGTATTAAGTATTATGTTAAACTCCAATACAATACTGACAACTACTTCTGGGATATCAAAGAAACAGAAATTCTTGCTGAACGTCTAAAGATGGTATCTGTAGCTGAAGGATTTGTAGGCAAATACATTTCTCAAAGTTATATTCGTAAAAATATTCTTCGTATGACTGATGAAGAAATGAAAATAATGGACGGTGAAATTCAAGAAGATGCAATGAAACTTCAGGCCCAACAAGCTGCTGAAGCTGCGCAGGGAGTTCCCCCTGAAGGAGAGCAGCAGGCATGAGTAGTGCTCTAAGAGTGCATAGATTGATAGAAAGCCTAATTGAGGGCGACGAAGACTTATTTCAACAGGGCTTAAATCAAGAGCTAAGCCTAAGAAAAGAAGACTTTTGTAAATTTTTATCTATTAAAATTTTTGAGTCTATGCAAGAAAAAATTGTCGAAAAGGAAATAAATCTGACTGAAGAAGTTAAAGAGTTTATCTCTTTGTTGGAGCAATTTAAAGACAAAAAGACTCTTAAAATACAATTTAAAAACAAGTCTATTATAAATATTTCGGAAAATGAAATTTCACCAGTTAAACAGCTTTTTGACAATCTTAACTCAGAAAATCAAAAGCTTTTGGCACGCAATTTGTTTGAAAGTCCACAACACTTTAAACGAGCTACCGAATTTGCAAAGAAAGTAAAAGGATTATTTACATGACCGACAAACTCTCACTAATCGAATCAATCGTCAACGAAAACGCCGTAGATTTTCGCCAAATCGTCAACAAAGTTTTGTTGGAAAAACTCGCAATTCGTCTTGATGAACAATACCACGACGTAGCTAAGACTATGTTTGTTCTCTCAGAAGCTGAAGAAGATCTGGAAGAAGATGACACTGAGTCTGAAGATTACAACGAAGAAGGCGAAGAAGAAATGGAAGCCGACCTTGCCCCTGAAGGTGGCATTGACCGCATTCGTCGCAGCTCTGGAGCATACTAAACCATGAAACTTATCACCGAACTAGTAGAAGACGTAAGATACATTCAAGAAGACGCCGCTGGCGGTGGTAAGGATTATTTCATTGAGGGCGTCTTTCTTCAGAGCGAAGTAAAGAACCGCAATGGTAGAGTATATCCTACTCTTACCATGATCAAAGAGTGCCGCCGTTACATCAAGGAATATGTTGACAAAGGTCGCGCTTTGGGTGAACTTAATCACCCGACTGGACCTACAGTCAACCTTGACCGTGTTTCACACATGGTTAAGAATTTGAATGAATCTGGTAGAGACATGATTGGTCGTGCCAAGATTTTAAACACCCCGATGGGAAATATTGTAAAAAATCTCATCAACGAAGGTGCTAAACTTGGCGTTTCCAGCCGTGGTATGGGTTCTCTCAAAGCACGCAACGGATACCAAGAAGTCCAAGAAGATTTTATGTTAGCCGCAATTGATATTGTTGCCGACCCCTCTGCTCCAAATGCATTCGTAAACGGAATCATGGAAGGAAGAGAATGGGTTTGGGACAATGGAGTTTTGCGCGCCGAAGTTGTCGAAGGTTATCATAACACCATTAAAAAGAGCTCAAGCAGAAACCTTGAAAAAAACATGCTTAAGGTCTTTGGTCAATTCTTAAAAAGCATATGAGATCTTCAACCGTATCAGCCTTATACTATATTGCCGAGGCCGGTGGCTTCGGCAGTGGTACTTCAACCCCAAGCTCAGCAAGACCAACAACTTCAGTTGGTCCCAGCGTGTCTTCGTCAACTGGAAAGAAAAAAGTTTTTCCATTAATTGACCCATCCATAATGGGAAAAGAAAAGTTTCCAGACTTTGCCAGGGGTGCTGTAGAAACCATCGCCAAAGGTCCACGCTCTGCGTTTGGTCTTGCTGGTGATGCCAAGGGTGAAGCATTTTTAGCTACCACTGCTGGTGTATTGGCCGCAAAACAAGCTGCAAATCTTCCAAAGACATTTGAAAAAGAAACCCAAGCACAGCAAGAGGGTATTCGTAACATGACCAATGTTGCTAATTTTTACAAAGGCATTGGAGCCCAGCCAAGACCCCTACACGAACCCGATCAACTTGGTCTATTGCAGACAATTTTGAAAAACTTTGGTGGAGCCTCTGGGCTTGCATCAAAGTAAGTCGGTAATTAAATTTTAATACAAAAACTAAGAATTGACTAAATAATAAAGCACAAAGGAACTCATATGAGCGACCCAGTAACAAACGAATACCTAATGAATATTATCAAAGAAAATGTGGGAATGCCAGTACACGACTCCAACATGAAGGGCGCATTTGCTTCTAACGGAGCAACTCCCGTTCTTCCCGGTTCTATCGCAACTCCACAGACTGCCATGATGAACCAAGCCACCCTTCGTCCCCAAGGTGCCGCTGCTGCAACAATTGCACAAAATGCTGCTGCCCAAGGAGAAGAAGAAGAAGAAGACGAGACTGACATGCAAGAAGCAATAGCATTCGAAGCCAGCCTTCGTTCACTGCTTTCTGAAGTCAATGTTTCTGAAAGCTTCTTTGTCCAAGCCAAGACACTTTTTGAAGCCGCTGTCGATACCAAGCTCAAGGCAATCGCCGAAGAGATTGCTCCGGCTCTTCAAGAAGAGTTTGAAGGCAAAGTCGGTGAAATCACCGTCACTTTGACCGAAAAGATCGATGACTATCTTGACTATGTCGTAGAAGAATGGATGCAAGAAAACAAACTGTCAGTTGAAACTGGCATCAAGTCAACTCTTGCTGAGAACTTCATTCTTGGCCTCAAGAAGCTCTTTGAGATGCACTATGTTGATGTCCCCGCCGAGAAGTACAACGTTCTTGACGGCCTATACGAGCAATCCAACAAGCTTCAGGGCGACCTAAACGAAGTCATCCATGAAAACATGCGTCTTCGCAAGGATCTTCTTATCTCTGAGTGCGCCGGAATTTTTGTCAACGAGACAAAGGATATGGCTGACACCCAAGTAGAAAAGCTTGCTTCCTTGGTTGAAAATATTGAATTCAACTCAATCGAAGATTACAAGACTAAACTGCTCACCCTAAAGGAACACTACTTAGGGCAGAGAGTAGCCATTCCAGAGCAGCCAGTGCCGGAAATGACTTTCAGTTCAGTACCTAGCGTTCCAACAACTCTCGTAGAGAGTTACGCCAGCACATTGAATAGACTGGCTAAGAAAGTTTAAATTTTTACTAAATAATTACAATCCACAGGAGATATAACTAAAATGAGCTTTAGAGACGAAACCCCATATGACATTCTCACTGAAAAGTGGAATCCCGTGCTTAAGCACGATGCGCTTCCCTCAATCGGTGACGAGTGGAAATCAAAAGTTACCGCAGTTCTGCTTGAGAATCAAGAGCAGTCCATGCGCGACCAGTACCTCACCGAGAACATGACAACCGGTAGCGACATCGGTAACGTAGTTGCTACAACTGCTGCTGGTGGTCTGCGCGGATATGACCCAATCCTCATCAGCTTGGTTCGTCGCGCTATGCCAAACCTCATGGCTTACGACATCTGCGGCGTTCAGCCAATGACTGCTCCAACTGGCCTCATCTTCGCGATGCGTGCTAAGTACGGCGACAGCTCAATCAACGCTATCACCAACGAAGCTCAGTTCCAAGAGCCCGATGCTCGCTTCTCAGGCGTAAGCGGTGCATCAGGTGGCTTTACCGCAGCAGGCGGCACTTCACCAAGCGCAATTGGTGTTAACCCAACTGCAACATCTGCAGCATTCACCAGCGGCAAAAACCTTGCCACTTTCACTGGTCTTCGCGCACAGCTCACCTCAAACGGTGAAAACCTCAGCTACGATGCAGGTTCAACTGCTACCAACGTACTGAACAAGATGTCTTTCACCATCGACCGTGTCGCAGTAGCAGCCGCAACCCGCGCTCTGTCTGCAGGCTACACCGTTGAATTGGCACAAGACCTCAAGGCTGTTCACGGTCTTGACGCTGAAGCCGAACTCGCTAATCTTCTCAGCACAGAAATTCTTGCTGAAATCAACCGCGAGATCGTCCGCAGCATCTACTGGGTTGCCCGTGCAGGATCTCAGCAAACTGACATCACTGGCGCAGGAACCTATAACCTCGACCTCGACTCCGATGGTCGTTGGTCAGCCGAGCGCTTCCGTGGTCTGGTCTTCCAGATTGAACGTGAGTGCAATGCAATTGCCAAGGAGACTCGCCGTGGTAAGGGTAACTTCGTCATCGTCTCAAGCGATGTCGCATCAGCCCTCGCTATGTCAGGCTTCCTCAACCTCTCACCCGCACTAAACACACAACTCGCAGTCGATGACACTGGCAGCACCTTTGCTGGTCTCTTGAACGGTAAGCTCCGTGTTTACATCGATCCTTATTCTCAGCTCGGCGTTAACTTCTTCTGCGCTGGTTATAAGGGCGAGTCACCGTATGATGCAGGTATCTTCTACTGCCCATACGTTCCTCTCCAAATGATGAGAGCTATCGATCCCGCTACCTTCCAACCCCGTATCGCGTTCAAGACCCGTTACGGCATGGTTGCCAACCCATACGTTCTGAAGACTGACGGAACCCCCTACGGTTCTGACTTCACCACTCAGAGCGGAGCTAACCAATACTACCGCCTCACCGCAGTAACTGGTCTCCACGGCAACACCTACGGATCCTAATCCTAGGTAAGGTTAAGTAAAACAAAAAACCCTCGGGCTAAACACCCGAGGGTTTTTCATTTGTTAAATTTTTTTAAATTAATCAATGCGATAATGTGAATAAGTAAATCTAACAGTAGAAGTCACTGGGTTGGTATCGCTGATATCTGATCTAAAATTAAGTGCGCTAAGGTCTGTTGGTATTACATTATAAAAAGTAAAATTTCGATTAGACAGAGGGTAGTAATTTGATTTTAAAATTTGTAAGTTAGCTGTAGTAGCCCAAGACGAATAATTACTGCCTTCTTTGTCGTTATCAATATTACCTATAGATTTCATCCAATCATAAATGCTTTTCCAGTTATCAATGTTTTCATCTACAATAAAGTTTAATTCTAATGGATTAAAATTAAATGTGTTTACTGAAATTGGAATCTGGACACCCAAAGCTGTTGGCTGAGGCTGTACGTTCATAGCTAAGCCCGGGACCGCCACTTGTTGGCCAAATAATTTAAGTTTATCGTCTCCGCGATCTATCGTAAAATTATAGCAATTTGAAAATAATGGATTAATGTTTGTCATTTCAAATAATCTTCTGGATTGTCTGACCAGCTTTTGGGATCTTTAATATCACCGTCTGGTGTATAAGGCATTTTTAATTCTTCTTTTTTAAACTTACGTTTCTTCTTGGGTTTCTTTTCGGCTTCAGTTTCTTTTTCCCACAATTTATTTATTTCTTCTTCCTCAATTAAGTCTTCTTCTTCGATTTCTTCAAAATCGATATGACTGTCTTCGTATAATTCTTGTAAAAAGTTTACGAAATGAGTATCAGAAAACAAAGTCCAAGCAATGTCAAGTGCATCGCCATCTTCTTCAAGTTCAGCAGTTACTATTCCACCAGTCTGTCCTTCCATAAACGACAGGTAGGCATCATACATCTTGAGTATATCTTCTGACGGTTCGGACATATACATGATGTAATCTTTTAATACAGTAATTGCTTTTTCTTTAATGTTTGCCAGATACGAGGTTAAACGCAAACATTCAATGACATGTCCTTCTTCGTTGGTTGTAGTATAAATTACAATTTTTGCGGGATTGGAGAGGACAACTTCCGTATCATTATCTATTACGACAGAAACTACTTCTTCACCTGATGAAAACTTCACAACACGAATAGACGATGAAGCTTGGTCTTTATTTTTTTCCATGCTTCCTCCTCACTATATTTATGGTTGTGGGTTTTTATAATTTGATCTTAAAAACTTTATAATCAAATTTTTCTTTGTCGTAGATCTTCAGTCTTTGTTCAAAGTGTTTTAGTACATGGTTTTTGTAACTTTTCCATGAAAGGTCATCAACAATGTCAAACACCTTTAAGGTCTTTTTAGTGGCTGAGGTTCTCAGTCCTCTTCCAATGCTCTGTAGTAGTCTAATAATTGATTTAGTGGGATGTGCAAATATGATGTTGTCAAGGTGGACAATGTTGATCCCGGTGCTCGTAGTACCGAAAGAAGCGACAAGTATTGCGTCTGTTTCTTTGTCAATGATTTTTCTGATTGCTTCTCTATTTTCTGCATCAGTTTTCCCCGAAATGAAATAAACTTTCTTACTGGGATACTTGGCTTGTATGAGGTCATATAATGGCTTTCCGTGTCGTTCCACATAGTTAAACAATACTAAAGTATTACCTTTAGTTTCACCACAAAGTTTGGCAATAAACTCGTTTCTAGCGTGGCAGTCTACCAAGAATCCGGTCTCCTCTTGGTATTTGGCTTTCTTTAGTCGGTCGCGGGAGGTATCGTCGTAATCCAGTTTTATACAGTCTATAGCCAGCCTAGCGAGGACTCCTTGACCAATTAGCCCTTTGGTCGTAATAAACTGTACGGAAGCCCCTAGGGTGCCTTCTATGGACAATTTATGGGCCATAGTTTGGTCTAGGGTGCCCGTAGTTCCCAACCTAAACCATGCTTTGGTCAATTTTTTACCAATATTAACCAAAGAGTCAGCTTTTACCAGATGGCATTCATCAAAAATTACAGCATCAAACTGATCAAACCATTGTTTAGGAAGTTTATATACGGACTGCCAAGTGGATACAATTATTGGTTTATGTGTGTCCTTTTCCTTGCCTGCAGTAATTTTATGTAAATATTTGGTAACTGACCAAGATTTATCATTTTTTGAATAGTCAAAAAAGTCAGCCTCCATCTGTTGTACTAGCCCCACAGTGGGAACCAATAATAAAATTTTCTTAGGTGCTTGCACGAAAAATCTTAACAGATATCGAATAATTAAATAAATGATCAATGATTTTCCGCTTCCTGTTGGGGAAACAATCACTGATCTACTTTGGTTAAGAGCATGGATAACAGCTCTTTTTTGGTGACTATGTGCTACCGCTTTGTTCTTTTTTACGGTAACATTTAAAGATTCAAAAAACTGATCAAAACTATAATCAGTCATGTCAATGTTTTTTAAATCTTTTTCATCAAATAACAAGTAATAATTTCTTTCTTCACAAAACTTTTGCAAGTAAGTCTTTAGACCTCTAGGCAAAGTTGAACTATTAATTTCGTATAATTTAATTTTGCCATCCCATATACGGGACTTGTAAAGTGGCATATACTCTGCACCAGGAACTTTAAATGAAAAATATGAGCGAAGTTCACGTTTTACTGAATCTTCACAATCAATTTTATATTTGGTTTGATCCTCTGCGGACGCTATAATAGTATACACCTAAAAATATTTAGGGGTATCAAGAAATGCCATTTACAAGTTTGTTCCAATCGATAGCAGACTTAATGGCATAATTACGGTTAGAAAGAACTTTTAAAAAGTCTTCAACCATTTTAATTTTTATTTCAAGAATGTTAAGATCAGTTTTAATTTTAAGCAGTGTAGGATCTGCATCCATGAATTTGTCTAGTGCGGTTTTTAATACGTCTAACTCAAAGGGATCTTCTTGCCACTGTTCCAATTCTTCCTTTGATGCTTTCCCGCTGTATATTTTCCACTTACGAAGTTTCATTATGGCAAATGCATTTTGTAACTTTTGGTATTCTATTCTAAGATCTGCATGGATAGAGAGGTACTTTCCATGTATTGCAGGAGTCCTTAAGGCTTCTTTAGCTAACTCTGTAGAGTCTATTAAAGAATCCTTTTTAAGTTCTTCTTTAAGGGTTTCTAGATTCATTATAAGTATACTATAGAGTACTTTAAAAGAGTTGTCAAGAGATACTTGACAATATTTTAAAATAGATTATAATAGTGCAAGTTTTTAAAAAGTTGAAAATATGATAATAGACTTACGAACTATTCCCACCGTGTGGATCAATCTAGACAGCGCCACTGTAAACGCAAGTTTAATGGAACAACGTTTCCGTGAACATCGTTTTCAGACAACTTTTAGAAAGTCGGCTAGACAGATTGCACCACCATCCAATACTCCTAAAGTAATTGAACATTACGTAGGGTGTGCGCAATCTCATATCGATATTTTAGAGGACATGACTTATGCATGTCCTTTATTAATTTTAGAAGATGATTGTGAATTTACTAAAGACTTTCATCCAATGATTGAAATTCCAGATAATACTGATGCAGTGTATCTTGGCGTTTCTTCTGGCAATCCACATTACATTACCAAAGAAGTAAACAAATATTTTATGAGAATTGGTAAAATTTTAGCAACACATGCGATTTTATATATCAACAATGATTATAGAAAAATGATTGCTGAAATTGCCAAATTGTATGCATATAGGTTAAGGATACCATTTGATAATGGCTGCGCGCTTATTCAAGAGCGATTTAATGTTTTAACTCCCAATAAACCATTTTTTGTTCAATCTGATGCAAGAGAAAGTGCAAATCGCTGGGAAGCTATTACGGCCAGACCTCTTGTAAATAAAAATAGTGAATTTCCTGTTAGGGAAGAAAACGTCACTCTTCAATTTCAGGTGCCAGCATGATTACATTTCAACATTTAGGAAAGTATGGGCGTCTTGGAAATCAAATGTTTCAATATGCCACTTTGTACTCGCTAGGAAAAACTTTAAACTATTCGATTGGGGTTCCATATAAAGCCAGAAGTTCAAATGACAAATTGGATTTTTGTTTATCTGATGGATTTGAAATTAGCGCATCCGATTCTTCAAATGCATTTTCTACTTCAGTTTATGTCGAACCACATTTTAATTATGACTCAAACATTTTAAATATTCCAGATGGCTGTGATATTAGAGGGTATTTTCAATCTGAAAAATATTTTAAAAGTCATAAAAATGATTTAAAAAACAAAGAATTTAAATTTAAAACAGATGTTGAAAACAAAGTCAAATCTTTATTTGATGGAAACGATTCAGAATTAATATCTGTACATATTAGACTGGGTGATTATGTGCATATTCAGGATTGTCACCCTATTTGTTCAATAGAATATTATAAACAAGCTTTATCTCAATTACCAAAAGACTGCCAAGTTATTTTGTTTAGTGATGATTATCCAAAAGCATTGGAGATGTTTAAGTCTTTTGGTATTAATGTTATGCTTATGGGAGGCAATGATAAATTTGTTGATATGTGTATGATGACAAAATGCGATTATCACGTAATTGCAAACAGTTCTTTTAGCTGGTGGGGAGCGTGGCTTTCTAATAGTAAAAAAATAATTGCTCCTAAGATATGGTTTGGCAATTCTCCTAATGTTGCAAAAAATTGGGATGATATTTATTGTGATGGGTGGGAATTAATATGATTATCGACATACCTTCTGTAAAAACATATTATGTTAATATGGATAATAAACCAGAAAGAAAACAACAAACAGAAAAGTTGTTAAACGACTTAAATTTTACAAATTATCAAAGGTATTCGGCCAAAACTGGACAAAATGCAATTGAAGGTTGTGCCCTATCACACATTGATATTTTACGTTCAAATAAAGGAAATACTCCATTTCTAATTTTAGAAGATGATGTTACTGCTGCACAAGGGTATAGAAAACAAATTGAAGTTCCAGATGATGTAGATGCAATTTATTTGGGATATTCAATGTGGGGGTATGACGCGGAGAGAGCAAAAAAGTTTTCTAAAATGGATACTCCGACTACATTTAAAAAGATTACAAAAAACATATATAAAATTTCAAACATGTTATCTACACATGCAATCATGTATTGCAGTGAAAGATATTCTAGCGCTGTAGCAGACGTAATGGAAACAGTGTGGAAAAATGAACAATGGCACTGTGATTATGCGTGTGCGTTAATACAAGAAGAATTTAATGTTTATGCTCCTTCAAATCCATATTTTTTCCAATATGATTACTGGACTATGCCGTGGACTTACGTCCCTTTAGAAAAATTTTATGAAATTAACATGGCATATAAGAAAGCAACTAATGACCACAGAATCAACCCCTAAAGTCGGCCTATTGGTCATTGCAACCAATAAGTATATTTCATTTGTAGATCCATTAGTTGAAAGTGCTGATAAATGGTTTTTGCCAGAATGTGATGTAACATATTGCATTTTTACAAACAATTCAAAGCAATTGCAGACCAACCGACACTTTAATATGATGCAAATAGAGCATGAACCTTGGCCTGCACCTACCTTAAAGAGATATGATTATTTTGATCAATATGAAGATTACTTAAAATCTTTTGATTATTTGTACTATTGTGATGCAGATATGAAATTTGTAGACATGGTAGGAAATGAAATCTTAGGAGAACTTGTTTCCACACTACATCCAGGATTTTGGGGTCAGTTAAATTTACAGTTTTCATACGAACGCAGACCAAATTGTAAAGCATATATTCCGTATGGCAGTGGAAATGCTTATTATGCTGGAGGATTTAATGGAGGAAATGCGGAACAATTTTTAAAAATGTCAAAAATTATTGTGTCATGGAGAAAAGAAGATGAACAAAATGGATTGGTTCCGGTTTGGCACGATGAGAGTTACATGAATAAATACATGTACTTGAAACCACCTACAAAGGTGTTAACTCCAAGTTATTGTTATCCAGAATCTTGGAATATTCCTTTTGAAAAAAAGTTATTAGCATTAGATAAAAATCACAGCGAAATGAGATCATAATATGTGGCAAGTCGATACGATTAAAAAATATAAAAACAATTTAGATTGCTTTGTAGAAACTGGTACGTGGAAGGGAGATGGCATACAAGTTGCTTTGGATTTAGGCTTTACATCTGTTTTGAGTTGTGATATTGACGAAGAAAATGTAAATAATGCTTTACGGCGATTTGCCGGAAAAGACGTAAGAGTATTTTTTTCTGATTCTTCGTCGTTTTTAAATAATATAATTCCAAAATTAACACAACCAGCATTGATATGGTTGGATGCACATGTGATGGCAGATCACACTGGTATTGTTTTTTCGCAACATCAGTTAAATTTGGCAAATCAACTAAATGTTGGTGTATGTCCTATTCTCAAAGAATTAGAATCAATAATTACCAACAACACCATTCAGCATACTATTTTAATAGATGATTATCATTGTTTTGGTACTTGGGAATTTAATAATTTACAGGTGGATGAAGTAAAAAATTACATTTTAAATTTAAATTCAAATTATAAATTTTTAGTAGAACAAAACATACTTTGTTGTTATATTTAAGACATTTAAAACATTTATGAAAATTATTATTTGGGGACATAAGTTACACAGCCACACACATTCTTATATTCATGCAGGATTTTACAAAGCTTTTAAATTTCTTGGTTATGATACTTATTGGTTTGATAATAATGATGATGTAAAAACGTTTAATTTTGATAATTGTTTATTTATAACAGAAACACAAGTTGATCAAAATATTCCTATATCGGTTTCTAGTAAATACGTTTTGCACAATTGTGATCCAAACAAATACAAAAATTTAAATATTTTAAATTTACAAGTTTACTCTAATGGGATTGAAAATTCTGTTGGCGTGAGTGGCCAAAAAATAAACGACTGTATTTATTATGATTCAATTAAAAAATGTTTATACCAACCGTGGGCTACAGATCTATTGCCAAATGAAATATATGACTATTATCATACTGCCGACAATAAAACAGCAGTTTGGATTGGATCAATATGGAATGGATACCACGGAAATGTCAGTGAAATAAATCCCTTTATTGAATCATTGAGTTTGACTAATTATAAATTTTTAACATACTATTCCGGTAAAACTTCATTTGATGAAAATAAATTTATTGTTCAATCAAACGAACTTGCACCAAGTATAGTTGGAAGATGGCAAAAAGTTAATGGTTATCTCCCTTGCAGAATATTTAAAAATATTAGTTATGGAAAACTGGGTATGACCAATAGCAAAACAGTGTATGAGCTTTTAGAAAATAATGTATTATACTCAGAAGATACGTCAAATCTTTTGTCTTTGTATCTTGGTACAGACGATACTACAAAAAGAAATATGTTTAAAAATTCTTTAAAACTAGTAAAAGAAAACCATACTTATATTAATAGAATAAATACTATTTTACAAATAATTTAAATGATATATTCAATATGCACTCAGTATAGAAATGAAGAAAACAAATTAAAACCTTGGATTTTATATCATGTTGAACAAGGGTTTAATACGTTTATTCTTTATGATGACCATTCTTCTGATAATTCTATTTTAATTTTAAAAGATATAATTCAAAGTTATAAAATTAATGTTATAATAAATCAAACAGACGTTAAAGAAAAAATGTATTCAAGTTCTTTACAGACAGAAGAATATCAAACAGATATACCATTAAACAAAAGAATTGCCAGATCATTTTTAAATGGGTTTAATACTTTTAATAAATTAAATACCTCTGTCGAAGGAAAAAATAAATCATTTTGTGCGTTTGTAGATGTAGATGAGTGTTTGACAACTGATACTAACAAATCTGTAGTAGAAACAATTAATTTATTATTTGATTTACAAAAAACAAATCATTTATACGTTCCAAGTTTTGATGTAAATACTTCTTTTTTAAATACAGATTTTGAAGTATTTTTACAAAAAGATACACAATATCGTTGGTCTGAAACAGAAAGGCAAACATTTAAGAATGGAAAATTTTTACACAGAGGAAAATCTATTGTTAAATTTGGATATGACTTTCCAATCAAACATGATTTACATTCATGGTCTATAGTACATTGTGCAGGAGCAGTCGGAACAAATTTTGAAACTGCAATTCCTTTAGACTCTAATAAAAATTGCAATAGCACAGATTTAAGAATACATCATTATCGGGTACCACCTAATGATGGATGTACATCTTTTTCTCAAAAAGATCCAACAACATATAACGAGTTTAAGAAAGTATACAGTAAATATGAAATATGATTACCTGATTGTGGGTTCTGGTCTTTTTGGTTCTATATATGCACAACAGTTAACCAAAGCTGGAAAAAAGTGCCTTATTATCGATAAAAGAAATAAACTCGGTGGAAATGTACGAACAGACGAAGTAGAAAGTATACACGTACATTCATATGGACCTCATATTTTTCATTGTAATGATTTAAAAATTTGGAAATATGTTAACTTGTATGCAAATTTTAATTCTTTTGTAAACAGACCAAAGGTAAATTATAATGAAAAAATTTATTCCTTTCCAATAAATTTGTTTACTATGTATCAGCTTTGGGGAACAAAAACGCCACAAGAAGCTGAAAAGAAACTAAATGAAGTGCGTGTTAAAATTTTAAATCCTAAAAATTTAGAAGAATGGATTTTATCTCAAGTAGGAGAAGAAATATATCAAACATTTGTTTATGGATATACAAAGAAACAATGGGGAAAATCTCCAAACGAATTGCCATCTTTTATTATAAAACGTTTGCCAATACGTTTAAATTATGATGACAACTATTATACGAGTAAATACCAAGGTATACCTATTGGAGGATATACAAAAATGATGGAAAATATCATTGAAGGTATTGACATTGAACTTAATGTTGATTTTTTGAAAGATAGATCATATCTAGAGTCAAAAGCCAACAAAATCATTTACACTGGTATGATTGATGAGTTTTTTGATTATTCATTAGGAGAATTAGAGTATCGTGGATTGGAGTTCAAACATGAAGTGTTAGATATTCCCGACTACCAAGGAAATGCATTGGTCAATTACACTAATTTTGAAATTCCTTACACCAGAATATGCGAACATAAACATTTTGAATTTGGAAATCAACCAAAAACTGTTATCACTAAAGAATATCCAAAAGCATGGAAACGAGGCGAA